ACCCCTCTTTTTTTGTCTAAATAAAAATAAAAGTAGTATTACGATGAAACCAACTCCAAAGCAATACCAAGAAGCGGTTGAACGCACAAAAAAGATTAAAGAACATCTTATTAAAGAAGGTTACGCAGAAAATGAAGAATCTGCAGAATCGATTATAATGGGTATGAGTGAACAGTGGTATAATTTAATTATTGACTAATGAAAGAATTTGATAAGTTTATTGAAGAGGCAGCTGCAAAAAGATGCCCTACTGGACAGTATTACTGTTTTACAGATAAAAAATGTAAGAAAATTCCCATGGGATATTATATTGGTCGCAGAGGATATTTGGAACCTGATAAAGATGATGATTCCAATGGTAAGAAAAATGGTAATGGAGGTAATGGAAATGGTAGCAATGGTGGTAATGGCAATGGTGGTAATGGAAATGGTGGTGGCAATGGTGGATCCAACGGTGGTGGTAATGGAGGAGGAGGCGAATAATGTCAAACTCAGGAGCACTTAGTAATCAAATAGCGAACAGGAACTTTCTTGCTCCTGTAGGATTTAAGTTTAGTTTATCTAAATTTCCAAAGGTAACTTTCTTTTCTAATACTGCTCGAATACCTGATATAACATTAGGAACTGCAATTCAATCAACATACTTGAAAGATATCGATCTACCTGGTGAAAAGTTGACATATGGTGAATTAAATGTTAGATTCTTAGTAGATGAAAATCTAGAAAATTATATGAAAATTCATAACTGGTTAACTGGATTAGGATTTCCAGAATCAGGGCAAGAATTTATTAATAAAACCACAAACGAAGATGGTATTAGAGATTTGAAAGAACAATTTAGTGATGGTAGTCTTCATATTTTAAACAGCAATTTTAAAGATACTGCAGTTGTAAAATTTAAAGATCTATTTCCAATTTATCTTACATCCTTAGAATTTGATGCTACAGAGAGTGATATAAACTACTTTACAGCAGACGTTACATTCAAGTATACTATCTACGATATATTAAGTCCATCTGGAATACCTTTATGAATCTTGACAAAATTCAGGAGATGTGGGAGCGTGATGCGAACATTGACCCTGATAATCTACATAATGAATCATTAAAAATACCTCAACTTCACTCAAAGTATTATACAGTTTATAATACAATTACATTGCTTCGAGAAAAAGCAAGAACTTCTTATAGTAAGATAAAATTAGAAAGATTTAATTACTATACAGGAAAAGCATCAGCAGAAGTATATGCTGAAGAACCATTTCCGTATAAGGTCAGAGAGAAAGATGCCATACAGAGGCATTTAGATGCCGATGAGAAGTTATCTACCATAGATCTTAAGATTAGATATTATGATACTACCTTAAAATTTCTAGAAGAAATAATTCGAGCAATATCAAATCGTACATATCAAATCAAAAATGCTATTGAGTGGCAGAAGTTTCAAGCAGGATTCTAATGATAAAAGAACTAATAAAACCAGAACACCAATTATTTCATCATCGAATTAATTCATGTAGTTATAATTTAGATCGACATGAATTGTCGAAGATATTAATTGAGAATATGATACATTATGAGGGTATTGGTCTCTCTGCCAATCAAATTGGTATTTGGGAAAGAGCATTTGCAATGATAAGAAATATAGAACACAATGAAATAATAGTATGTTTTAATCCAAAAATTGTTAAAACATATGATGAATCTGGTTGGTGTGAAGAAGGTTGCTTATCTTTTCCAGATCAAACTATAAATGTCTATCGACCAAACAAAATTATTGTCAAGTATGAAGATGCTGACAAGAAAAAACATAAGATCAAGTTAGAAGGACTTGCTTCAAGAGTATTTCAACATGAGCATGATCATATGGAAGGTATTGATTTTACTCAAAGATAAATAATTAAAATAGAATGTGTCTGTTGATATAATATACACTCGGAGAAAAAAAATGCTACCAATATTGTTAGCAGTATCAAATACTATGTCAGAGATTAATCCATCTGATGTAGAGTTTACTACTCAGGATTCAACTCTTCAGATCGTAATAACAGATACCCCAGTAAATATGGACGGTATTTGTGTTGCAACCAGTTTTACTGAACACGTTTGTTACTAAAAAACCTAGTATAAATAATTGAAATGATGGAGATGTTATGTCTCATTTGGTTATTTCAAAAAGAAACGAAGTGTATCTTTGTGTTGAATCCGAGATACATGTATATTATGAATTAGCTGATCAATTTACTTTTGAAGTGCCTGGTGCTCAGTTTTCACCAGCGTATAAAAAGAAATTTTGGGACGGTAAAATAAGATTATTTAATACGCAGAACGGTCAAATATATGTTGGACTACTAGATAAAGTTATACAATTTTGCAAAGATCACGGATATACATACGAATTTAAAGACAATAAACATTACGGAACACCATTCGAAGTAAACCCTCATATCTCTCAGGAGGGTGTTAAAGATTACATGAATGCTATTTGTAGGCATTCACCCCGTTCGTATCAAGTAGAGGGAGTATACGACGCTCTAAGGCATAATAGAAAGTTGTTGATATCCCCAACTGCATCGGGTAAGTCTCTGATGATATATTCGATTGTTCGATATTTTGTTGAGAAAGGAAAAAATACTCTGATAGTCGTTCCGACGACTTCCCTAGTAGAACAGATGTATAAAGATTTTGCAGACTATGGTTGGGACGTAGGTTCATGGTGCCATAAAATTTATGCAGGAAAAGAAAGAGAGACAGACTCTCAGGTCATTATTACTACTTGGCAATCGATCTACAAACTCCCCAGAAAGTATTTTGAGAGATTCTCTGTTGTAGTTGGGGATGAAGCTCACCAATTTAAATCAAAGTCATTAATATCTATAATGACAAAACTTGACAACGCAAAATATCGTTACGGATTCACAGGAACTCTTGATGGATCACAAACACATAAGTGGGTTTTAGAGGGTTTATTTGGTCCTTCTTACAAAATTGTTAAGACAGATGAACTGATGAAGAAGGGTCATCTTGCTAAATTAGACATTAATGTGCTTCTATTGAAACACCCACCGAATAAATTTGAAAACTTTGAAGAAGAGGTTCAGTATATCATTGGTCATGATCGAAGAAACAATTTTATTAAAAATCTTGCTCTTGATCTCAAAGGTAATACTTTGATACTATTTGCCAGAGTTGAGAAGCACGGAGAACCTCTTTATGAATTGATAAATAATAATAATATTATTGAAAATCGTAATGTCTTTTTTATTCATGGTGGAGTGGACACCGAAGACAGAGAGAAAGTTCGAGCAATCACTGAGCAAAAGAATAATGCTATTATCGTTGCCTCGTACGGGACTTTCTCGACTGGGATTAATATCAAGAATTTACACAATGTAATTTTTGCATCACCTTCTAAATCTAGAGTTCGAAATTTACAATCAATTGGAAGAGTTCTTCGAAAGGGTGATAAGAAAACAAAAGCAACTCTATATGACATTGCTGATGACATTAGTTACAAATCAAAAAAAAATTACACTTTAAATCATTTAATTGAAAGAATTAAAATTTACAACCAAGAAAACTTTAATTATGATATAGTAAACATACCTTTAAAAAACTAATGGGAGAAGAGTTCTACAGCGTAATCAAACTTATATCAGGCGAAGAAATTTTTGCCTTGGTTTCGATTGACAATGAACAGGAAGATCCGATTGTAGTTCTTCAGAATCCATTAGTAATGAAAATGATTGGTTCTTCAAAAGGAAGTTATATCAAAGTAAATAGGTGGATTGAACTTTCATCTGAAGATATTTTTATAATGAGACTTGATCGAATACTAACTATGTCTGAAAGTAAAGATGCTAAATTAATTGCAATATATGACAATTTTGTTGAAGATGAACAGGATGAAACAACTATTGATGTATCTCAACCAAATGGTGAAGTTGAAATAACTAATACTATGGGATATGTATCCTCAGTAGAGGATGCTCGTAATAAATTTGAAGAGATCTTTAAGATTAATCAAGGTCCTAAAGAAAACTAATATATCCCTTTCAACCCTTACAGAGTTGATTGTACACATATTTAAGCACCTTGTCAAGTATGTAAAGATTTACTTTACTTGTATAAAACAAATAGTGTGCTATAATGATTATATTGTAGAGACGGAAAACCAATGCTATGCCAAGAAAAAGATCAGAACACTATGTTAATAATAAGCAACTCTTAGAGGCACTTATTGTTTATAGGGAAAAAGTTGCCGATGCAAAGGAGAATGATTTACCCAAACCACGCATCACAAATTATCTTGGAGAGTGTTTTTTAAAGATCGCAACTCACTTATCATACAAACCAAACTTTGTAAACTATATGTTCCGTGATGATATGATATCTGACGGAATTGAGAACTGTGTTCAGTATATTCATAATTTTAATCCAGAGAAGTCAAGGAATCCTTTTGCATACTTTACTCAGATTATTCACTATGCTTTTCTCAGAAGGATACAAAAAGAAAAGAAACAATTAGATATTAAAACAAAAATAATTGAAAAGAGTGGTTATGATGAAGTAATGACTGTAGATGATAGTTCACTTGCTGGTAGTAGTTCTGATTATAATACAATTAAAGATAATATTATTTACAAATCCAATAGATGAAAGTAGCAATTATAACTGATACTCATTATGGTGCTCGAAAGGGTTCAGACCATCTCCATAATTTTTTTGAGATGTTTTATCGTGATGTCTTCTTTCCGTCTCTAGAGAAGCATCAGATAGACACTGTGATTCATATGGGAGATATATTCGATAGTCGTAAGTCAATTGATCTTAAAAGTCTTGAGTGGTCAAAGAAGGTTGTATTTGAACCACTTAAAAAGTATAATGTTCATGCAATTGTTGGGAATCATGACTGTTACTACAAAGATACTAATTATGTAAACTCACCAGAACTTCTGTTAAGGTCATATCCAAATATTAAATTATATTCAAAAGCAACTGAGATTCAAGTTGATAAGTTAAAAATATTGATGTTACCTTGGATTAACTCTGAGAACTTTGATGAAACAAAAAACTTAATTGATAAATCTGATTCAAAAATTGCTATGGGTCATTTAGAAATCAATGGATTTAGAGCAACTCGTGGTCATATGATGGAAACTGGTATGGACACAAGTGTTTTTGATAAGTTTGATAAAGTTTATTCTGGACATTTCCATACTCGGTCAACTGATGGTAAAATATACTATCTTGGAAATCCATATGAGATGTATTGGAACGATGTAAATGATACAAGAGGATTTCATATATTTGACACAGATACCTTAGAACATACTTCAATTGATAATCCTTATAAATTATTTTATAACGTATATTATGATGATACTAACTATAAATTGTTTAATACTTCAATTTACAAGAATAAAATTGTAAAGGTTATTGTTCGTAAGAAAAGTAAGATTAAAGAATTTGAAAAATTTATTGATAAACTCTATGCGTCAGGAGTTCAAGACTTAAAAATTATTGAAAATTTTGAAATTCAAGAGAGTGAAGAGTTTGATATTAATGAAGATGAGAATACACTTTCCATTTTAAACCGTTATATTGAGGAATCTGAGTTTAATTTAGACAAAAACATTATTAAAAATATATTTCAAGATCTTTATAGAGAAGCCTGTGAGGTAGAGTAATGTGGTTACTTACATTAAGAGATAAGAGAACTGATGGTGCTTATGCAGTTCACGATGAGAATGGTGATAAGGTTTTGTTTATGTTTGAAAGTCAGGACGATGCAGAAAGATATGCTATGATGGTTCAGGAAGATGAAATTAAACCAAAGACAATGGATGTAATAGAAGTTGACGGAGAGCTTGCCATAACGACATGTAAGAGGTATAATTACAAGTATGCAGTGATTACACCAGATGATTTTGTGATGCCACCTAAGAATGATAGTATTTGAAGAAATTAAATGGAAGAATTTCCTGTCTACTGGAAATCACTGGACGGAAATAGATTTTCAAAAGCACCAAACAAATATGGTGATAGGGAAAAATGGTGCTGGAAAGTCAACCATGTTGGATGCTCTTACTTTTGTTCTGTTTAATAAACCTTTTCGTAAAATTAATAAAGGTCAATTAGTCAATACAAGTAATGAAAGAGATTGTTTAGTTGAAATAAAGTTTAGTGTCAATAATCGAGATTATCTTATAAGACGTGGAATCAAACCAAATATATTTGACATTGAAGTTAATGGCGATCTTCTTCACAGAGAAGCAGATGATAGATCAAACCAAAAAATATTAGAAGAAAACATATTAAAAGTAAATTATAAATCTTTTACTCAAATTGTAATCTTAGGTAGTAGTAATTTTGTCCCATTTATGCAGTTAAGTGGGTCAAATCGTCGAGAAGTTATTGAGGATCTTCTAGATATTCGTATATTTTCTGCAATGAATACTATTATAAAGGACAGGATACGTATTCAAAAGGAAAGTATAAGGTCATTAGACTTAAAGAAAGATAATATTAAAGATAAAATGGATATGCAGAAGAATTTTATCAAAGAGTTAGAAGAACAGGGAAAGAATAGTGTAAATTCTAGTAAGGATAAAATTTCAACTTTAATGGATGATACAGAGAACTGCTCTCTTGAAAATAAAGAGTTGGAAGATAACGTTTCTGATATGACAAAACAGCAAGAAAAACTGATTGGTGCAGGTGAAAAGTTATTAAAGCTTAACAATTTGAAAGGTAAATTGTCCAATAAAGTAACAACCCTTACAAAAGAACATAAGTTTTTTACCGACAATGTATCATGCCCTACATGTACTCAACCGATAGAGGAAGAGTTTCGATTAAATAGAATTAGTGACGTTCAAACTAAAGCCAAGGAACTTAAAAAAGGTTACCAAGACCTTGAAGAGACCATCAAAAAAGAGCAAGACCGAGAACGTCAATTCAATCAATTATCAAAGGAGATTTCTAAACTCAATAATGGCATTTCTAAAAACAACACTAAAATCTCTGGTTTTCAACGACAGATCAGAGATTTGGAATCTGAAATTCAAACTACTACCGAACAATTTAAGAATAGAAATACTGAACATGAAAAACTAAAAGAGTTTAAAAAAAATCTCCAAATAACAATTGAAAAATTATCTGAAAAGAAACAAGATATCAACTACTATGATTTTGCATATTCTCTTCTGAGGGATGATGGAGTCAAGACAAAAATAATTAAAAAATATTTACCATTTATTAATCAACAGGTAAATCGATACCTACACCTGATGGATTTTTATATTAATTTCACTCTCGATGAAGAGTTCAGTGAAACTGTAAAGTCACCTATCCATGAGGATTTCTCATACTCTTCTTTCAGTGAAGGAGAGAAGATGCGTATTGACTTAGCATTACTCTTTACTTGGAGAGAAGTTGCAAGAGTTAAGAACTCAGTTAATACAAATCTACTCATTATGGATGAGGTATTTGATTCATCTCTTGATGGATTTGGTACAGATGAGTTTCTTAAAATTATCCGATATGTTATCAAAGGTGCAAATGTTTTTGTGATTTCACATAAAACAGAATTGAATGATAAGTTCCAAAGTGTTCTTACTTTTGATAAAGTCAAAGGATTTTCAACTATGGTCTCTAGAGAAACTACAGGAGAATAAATAATTTTAAGTTCGGATATCCGTATGATTTTAAAAGACGCATGTGATTCTTTGAAGTTAGAATGTGCATTGAGAGAGTTAGGATTTGTCGATATAGGATGGAAGTGTGTAGCACATGCAGGTATATTTTTTGTACAACCCATGGGTATTCCTGATAATCCAGAAGGAGATCTTCTTGGATTTGCCTTGACAGTTCCCTATGCAAGGCACTATAATAAGATTAAATTAATGACAACAGCAAAAAAAGCATTAGATTATGCAACTGGAGTATGATGAGAGTTTTAGTTACTGGACATAAAGGTTTTATTGGCAGTTATGTTTTTGATTTTCTTAGAAGTAAATTTGAAGATAGTTTAATTGAAGGAGTAGATTTTCCTGATGATATCATGGATATTAACTTTCCTAATGATGATCATTATGATGTTGTAATTCATTTAGCTGCTTTCGCTGCTCTTCGAGATAGTATTGAAAATCCAAATAAATTTTGGGAAAATAATGTGCAAAAATCTCAACCTATTTTTGATTACTGTAGAGAGAACAATGTTAGATTATTATATGCAAGTTCAGCAGGAGCACATGTCTGGTGGATGAATCCATACTCAATGACTAAAAAAGTAAATGAAGTCCAAGCACCTCCTAATAGTGTAGGTATGAGATTTTTTAACGTGTGGGCAGAGGAGAATAGTCGAGAAGATATGCTCTATCGTATGTTAGTCGATAATACTGCAAAATATTTAACAACTCATAAAAGAGATTGGATACATGTGCATGATGTTGCCGAAGCGATTTGTCGTTTGATTCCAAGCACTTTTACTGGTCCTATTGATATTGGAACAGGACAAGAGACCTCTGTTCTAGATTTAGCAAAAGCTTTAGGAAGAGATTCATTACCAGTTAAGGATGTTTTGAATGAACCAGATAGTTTATGTGCGAATACTACTGAGTTGCGTAATTTGGGATGGCATCCTACAATAAATATATTGGAACGTATAAAAGAATATGAACATACCTAATTGGCAACACCATTCAAAGAAAGAAAAGAAACGACATTTAAAACCACAAGCATTGCGTCAAGCAAGGAAACGTCGTGGACAGTTGTTAAAGTGTCTACTCAACCCTCCCAAGCGGAGGGTTTCTTATTATAATGTGTATATAAGATAAAAATCCAATGACAATCCAATACGAAATCAAATCACAACTTGCTAAATTACTTGCCACAGAAGATCTTGTTGTAGAGCACAAGAAAGTTGAGACTGCATCATTCAATATTGTAAGTCGAGTATTGACTTTACCTATGTGGGAAAATACAACAGAGCAAGTTGTTGATATGTTGGTAAGTCATGAAGTAGGACACGCACTTTATACTCCTAATGAAGAGTGGTACAAAGAATATCAAATCAATCCAAGTGTTGTTAATGTTGTAGAAGATGCTCGTATTGAGAAGTTAATGAAGCGTCGTTATGATGGTATTACAAAAACTTTCTATAAAGGATATACAGAATTACACAATCAGGATTTCTTTCAAGTCAAGAAAAAAGATATAACAAAACTAACTCTTGCTGACCGCATCAACTTATTCTATAAGATTGGATCTCACTACAGAATTTCATTCACAGATTATGAGCAAACACTTGTAGACCGTGTTGGATCTTGTGAGACATTCAAAGATGTATTAGAAGTATCCAAGTTAATTTATGAGTATTGCTTAGAAGAAATTAAAAAGAAAAAAGAAGAAGAAAAAACAGAGCAAGAATCTGAGTTTGAAATAGAGGGAAATCAAGATGGTCAAGGTAGTGGATCTGGATTCGATGAAGGTGAAGAGGGTGAAGGTTCATCTGAAGATACAGAATCATTATTCGAAGAAGAATCTGGTGAGGATGATAATGGAGAATCTCAAGAAGCAAAATCTCTTGGTGGTGGCATGGGTACTGGTGAATCTGAAATTGCCGAGACTGCTGAGAGTCTTGAGAGAGCATTAAAGAGTCTTGCAGTTATGGACGGTATTGAGAATCATTATCTAGAAATACCAGATGTAGATACAGATCAAATCATTATTGACAATGATGTTATTCATGCAATATGTGCTGCTCACTTCGAATCCATTCGTAATGACTTTGAAGAAAAAAGTAAGATAGCAGCAGGTTTAGAAAGAGATTGGTCATTGTATAGTTTGGAAGAATCCATCAAGAGTATGGCAGAAACAGATAAAGAGTTTTTTAAGTTCAAGAAAAATGCACAAAAAGAAGTTAATTATCTTGTTAAAGAATTTGAGATGAAGAAGTCCGCAGGTGCTTATGCTCGTGCTACTACAAGTCGTACTGGTATTCTTGATACAACTAAATTACATACTTACAAGTACAACGAAGATCTATTCAAGAAAGTTTCTATCATTCCAGATGGTAAGAATCATGGATTAATATTTGTTCTTGATTGGTCTGGTTCAATGGCTCGTGAGATGTTAGATACTATCAAGCAACTTTATAATCTAATCTGGTTTTGTAATAAAGTTCAAATACCTTTTGAGGTTTATGCTTTCACTGAGAACTTTCCGAATCAAGATGAAAATGGTGATGCGAAAGAATCTTATGAACCAAAAAATGGATTGTTTACAGTCAGACCAGGTTTTAGTTTGATGAATTTATTTACCAGTAAAGTTCGTGGTAAAAACTTAGAAAATCAATTAAAGAATATATTCTATATTGCTAGATCATTTCATGATTATCATGCAAATAGCATTGTTCCTTTTGGTATGAGTTTATCAGGTACACCACTTAATGAGTCAATCGTAGCACTACACAAAATCATTCCACAGTTCCGTAAAGAGAATGGTGTTGAGAAAGTCAATTGTGTAATACTTACAGATGGTGAAGCATATCAATTAAATTATCATCAAGAAGTTCAGAGAGGATGGGAAGATAAACCATACATGGGGTCACGTTCAATAGATAATAGTTGTTTCCTACGTAATCGTAAAACAGGTAAAACATATCGAACAGGAGATTCGTGGCACTCATTCACACCAATTCTACTCAAAGACCTTCGTGATACTTTTCCTGATGTAAACGTTGTTGGTTTTCGTATCATGTCACCAAGAGACGTTTCAAGTTTCCTTCGTGTCAACTGTGATGACTACAATAGTTTAGAAGTTGAAAAACACAAACTCACTTGGAAAAAGACAAAAGCAATCGCACTCAAAGAAACTGGATATAATGTTTACTTTGGATTATCATCTGCTGCCCTTGCAAATGATTCTGAATTTGAAGTTGAAGAAGATGCTACAAAGGCACAAATCAAGAGAGCATTTACTAAGTCACTTACTACTAAAAAGATGAATAAAAAAATCTTAAATGAGTTTGTAACTATGATTGCCTAAATACTAAAAAAAGTGTCTATAGAGATGAAGACCTATAAGGAATTTGTACAAGAAAGTAGTCTTTCAAGAATCAAAAGTAAATCTGATAAGGGTGGTATGGCCATCCTATCAGGTTCGAGGGGTGACAAGTCTAAGAAAGAGAATCAGGCAAGAGCAAAGCAATTAGATAAAGATATTCGTGGTAAGGGTCTACCAGGTGCTACAAAGGTCACTGGATCATATGTAGAGAAAGATAAGTCTGGTAAAGAAACAAAAGTAAAGGAGAGATCACATGTAGTGACCTCTGGAAAGATGGGTAAGAGAAAATTTAAAAAGGCAGTGAAGTCACTTGGTAAGAAGTATGGACAAGACTCTGTGTTGACACAAACTAAAAAAAGTGGTACACTATCAGCAACACGAAAAGGTGGTCTTGGAAAAGATAAAAGAATAGGTGTTGGTAAATTTAAACCACAGGGTAAAAACCCAGAAGGACAATCACAAATCAAAGGTAAAACTTTTACATACGGATGATGACAGAAAAACTTTATGATGACTCCAATTGGAGAGAAGATTATAAACAATATACAAGTAATAAGAGACATCTTGAACTACTTGAGAATGGACCTCATAGTCTTTCACAAGCTTGGTTATTAGGTGCATTGCATAATGAATGGAAGAAAATAAAAGGATATGATAAACTTGATCCAAAAGAAAATGTGGGACAAAATCAATCTTCTATGCAGGAGTTCTTTCTAAAGCAGAAAGATCAAGGCATATAAGACCAGTTAACAAAGTGGCACATTAGTTGTTGTTTACGTGGTAACTTACACTATAATAAGTATATCGAACAAACAACTACATCATGCCTTACACTCCCTTCACTGTTAAAATGACCGAAGATCAAATTACTGATAAGTTAAGATCACTTTACGGTACTGAATTTACTACAGCAGATATCAAAGCATTCTGCTCTATGAATGATATTCATTACAATACAGTCACCAGAAAATTACAAAAATATAAAGTATCCAAAGGTAAGTGGAATCTTGAAGTTACCCAAGAAGCAGTTGAACAGATTGAAAAAACATTCAATTCTCCATCCGCACAAGTTCAAGAAAAAAACTTAGTTCCAAGTCGAGATGAGACATTTGTACCTTTTGGTGGATTCAAAGATATAAAAAATATAATCAAATCCAAACAATTCTATCCTGCATTTATTACAGGATTGTCAGGTAATGGTAAAACATTTTCTGTTGAACAAGCATGTGCCCAATTAAATAGAGAATTAATTCGTGTGAATGTCACGATAGAAACAGATGAAGACGATCTTATTGGTGGGTTTCGTCTTGTTGATGGCAATACTGTTTGGCACAATGGTCCTGTTATTGAAGCACTTGAGAGAGGTGCTATCCTTCTCCTTGATGAGATCGATCTAGCATCTAACAAGATTCTATGTTTACAATCTATTCTTGAGGGCAAAGGTGTCTTCTTGAAGAAGATAGGTAGATGGGTAAACCCTGCTGCAGGATTCAACATAATTGCGACTGCGAATACAAAAGGTAAGGGATCTGAGGATGGTCGTTTTATTGGTACTAACGTATTGAATGAAGCATTTCTTGAAAGATTCCCTGTGACTTTTGAACAATCATACCCATCCGTTAAGATTGAAGAGAAGTTACTTTGTCTTCATTCCGCAAGTGTCGGTGTTCATGATGGGCAATTCATCAAGAAACTTGTTGACTGGGCAGACATCATTCGTAAGACATTCTATGATGGTGGTATTGAAGAGATTATCAGTACTCGTCGTCTTGTTCACATCATTCGTGCATTCTCTATCTTTAAAGATAAGGCAAAGGCAATCCAAGTTTGCACAAATCGTTTTGATGATGATACTAAGCAATCATTCATGGAACTTTATGACAAAGTAGATGCGGACGTTAATTTTGACAAGGATTCTGATGAAACCGTATAAAAAGTATTATGACCTTTATGAGGAACAACCTTATAAAGGTTTCATGAGGGG